GGGATATCGTTTTTGACGATATCCTTACCTAACTTCGGTAAAGATCTCCAAAAAGGTCTCGACCGAGGTTATGTAGCTCGTGACCTCTTCCAGGGATTTTCTTGGAAGGGTGGTCTCCCCCGATTATTCGGAGGTTTCCTCGAGCTCGTGTTCACGCGAAGTGGTGGCCGGTTGCTGGATGAGCCATCCGTCGATGCCATCTTCGCGATACGCCAGATTTGTCTGGTGTTCGAGAAGATTCTGCTTGATTGCGCCAGTTGGCGTGTCAAACAGGCGATGGATGCTTATATCCAGTGTGAATCGGATGTACGGGAAGCCGACGCTCTCCTTAGTCCTTTTTTGAAGGCTAAGTTCAAGAGGATTGGCAGCCTGATTTGGTCCGATACGTTCCAAGCCATAGATGAGGATATCTTCTATGGTCGTATCGTACCATCTCATGGTCCTGGGGCCACGGCTGAAAAGCTTAGCAGCAATGCTAAGTGGATCATGCCGGAATGGACCCAGCGCTTGGATAGGTGGTTTCCTCATTGGGAATACCTCCTTCCGAACGAAGGACCTCTGATCACCGATCAGGGCGTCCTTGATCACGTTAACATCCGTGAACCCGGTAAGGAACTTCCCGTTCGGGTCGTTCCTGTACCTAAGACGTTGAAGAGTCCGCGTATCATCGCCATCGAGCCTGCGTGTATGATGTTCATACAGCAGGGTATCCTCGGTAGCTTTGAGCGTGAATTGTCCAGGCCTAACGGCCCTGGGCAGTTCATCCGATGGAAGCACCGTGAGCCTAATCAGGCTTTGGCGCTCCAAGGCTCCTGGAAAGGAGATCTTGCTACGCTCGATTTGAGTGAAGCATCGGATCGTGTCTCCAATCAGCATGTACGTGCCCTTCTTGAGAACTTCCCCAACCTGGCTGGTGGGGTTGATTCTTGTAGGTCACGGAAGGCTGACGTTCTTGGTAAGACAATTCGTCTTGCCAAGTTCGCGTCTATGGGTTCAGCCCTCTGCTTCCCCTTTGAGAGTATTGTGTTTTGCACTCTCATATTTCTGGGGATCGAAGAGGAGCTCAACCGGCAGCTCACCCTTGAAGATATTTATTCCTTCAAGGGTAAGGTGCGCGTCTACGGGGATGATCTTATTGTCCCCGTAGAATTTGTACCTTCCGTGATCCGAACACTAGAAACTTTTGGGTTTCTAGTTAATAGGAACAAGTCTTTCTGGACTGGCAAATTCAGAGAGTCTTGTGGAAAGGAGTACTATGACGGGATGGATGTCTCTATTACGAGACTCCGTCGAGTGCTCCCCGAATCACGGCAGGACGTTGAGG